CGCCACCGCTGCCCGACAAGGCAAAGGTGGCACTCTGACATGGTGCCACCTTCAAACCACCCGGAAAGGGCGAGACAATGAGCAAAGCGATTGTTATTTATCTGCGCAAGCTGGAACTGCAGAAGTTCCGTAACGGCTAGAGCGAGAGCTACCCCAAGCGGGCACGAGGGTTTATCCCCCCGCCCGCTTGGACAGCCCCGCGCTCTTGGCTTCGCCAAGAGGGGGCCTGAAAATATGTAGGGGGTAAAATCCGAGCCTTAAGACTTTATTAAGGTGGCATGGGTAAAAAGGTGTCACCCTTACCCCAACCCAGGATTTTCCCCATGGCATCCATCCCAGCCCAGCCACTCGAGAGCCTCGACTACGAGCCCTACATGGACATCCCGCGCGAGGACTTCCACGAGTTCGTTTCCGATATCGTGAAGGCGCTCACCAAGAAAAAGTTCAGCCGCAAGGATCGCATCGAAGCTGCCGAGCTGATCGGCGCCATCGCCGTCACCCTCGAGACGGCATATCATGATGCCACCCAGGCGCTCGATGGCGCAGTCACCGACTACTTCATCGATCGCTTCAAGGGCGACGACGACAATGGTGACAAGAGGAACGCATACAGGTTCCAAATCGGCATCATGCCGATCGCCTCCGACACCCACCGTCCGATGACGGAGGACGAGATGTTCGAGCGCCGCGCCACCCCGAACGCCAAGCTGTACAAGAAGCTGGAGAAGCAGGGGCTCAGCCACGACGAGATCGTGAAGCTGCTGTTTGAAGGCGACGAGAAGACACGAATGCGTGATGGTGACACCCCTTCACCCTGGGCCGTGCCCCCGGGCACCTTCGACCCTGCTGAGGAGGTCGGTATCGAGGTTAGTAGCGACCCCCAACGCGATACGCCCTTCGGCGACGATGTTAACCCCGAGGCGCCCCGTGCCGGCTGGCTCGATGCCGACTGGAGCGATATACACAATATGCCGGATGATCCCAAGCCGACGCTTGACACCGCGCAGGAGCTGGGGCAAGAACACGCGCCGAAAATAATTAACGGTAATGTGGAGCAGATCACAGACGCCGCCTGAACTACGTACTAAAAAGCCCCCGACGATCCGTACTTCCGGGACTGTCGAGGGCTCTTAAACGGCCGGCTTACCACCTAGGTGGTGGGTCTGTTCCTGAATGGGGCATCATGAGTGCTCCGGTTGGGGTTGGTGTCGGCGCGGTGGATGTATCCGCCCGACACCAACACCTTACTACCTTGACACGTTCCCGGCTGAGCAAAACAGCTCACTACACAATGAAGTGATCGCGACATGATCTTGAATCCCGACAGCGTTCGACTAGCAGGCGAGCTGATCTTTGCCGCCATGCTGTTCGTCGGACTTGTGCTCTGGGCCGACAAGATCGAGAGTAAGAAGGCTGCACGCGCGCGCGACCGCGCCAAGCGGCTCACGCATAAGAGAGACGACGATGACAAACATGTTTAAGGAGTGTCGACTTGCCGCACAGTCCTGCAAAGACGAGGTCAAGCGCGCCGCGCTACGTCATCGGACCGACGAGTGTAAAGAGGTCTTTGACCGGTTCAACCTGTCGGCATCTCGTGAGGACATGGAGGCTCTCGTTGCAGCTTGGACCCGCATGGTGCGTGCTCTTGATCGGGTGGCTCCTCTACCTGACGGTGATCCTGCTGGCGCCGGCCGGCTCCGCGCCCCTGGCACCACTTTTGTTCACGATCCTGACATATACGACGCCTTAAGGAAGGTAGCCTAAATAGAGAGTGGGCCCGCCCGCCCGTGGAGAAGCCGGCATAGCACCGGGTACTCTTGTCTGTTGGGGACGAGGCAGCGGCGGGTCCACTTAATTTTTCTTGACACTCGCCCGGCGGCAGTTACTGTGGCAGTAACCAACCAGAGGGAACACCCCCATGCCGCTGCAGCTCGTCATCACCGAAGACCCATCCAAAGAAGTCAACATCTTCGACATCGACCCACTCGACCGGGCGCGCGCCGTCCGCCTCGCCGACGAGGGCATCCCCGTCCGCGCCATCGCGAGAGGACTTAAAGTGCCGAGCGACACTCTCTATGATGCGCTGCGCGAGGCGCTCGAGGAGGGCCGCATCTGCGAGCTGCCACGAGACGACTGGCCACCCGGGAGCGCGCGCAGCCAGCGCGCCATATATGCCGGCACCATCCTCGAGAACGAAGACCAGCTGCAGATGATCTGCGCCCGGGTCTTCAAGACCACCAAACAACAGTCGGCAGTCGTCGCCGTCCTGATCAAGCGCCGGGAGATCACCAAGGCGCAGGTCCACATCATCCTGCAAGAGAACCGCCCCGCCTCCAACCACGCGCCCACCGACGAGAAGATGGTCGACGTGGTCATGTTTCACATCCGCAAGAAGCTGAAGGTCCACGAGGTCCCGATCGACACCATCTGGGGCACCGGCTACGCCATGCCGGCCGTGCACCGCGACCGCGCCATCAAGCTGCTAGAGGAGAACGCCACCGCCTACGCCGCGTACCCGGGCGTCGAAACGAAGGAGGCCGCGTGATGTTGGAAGGTCAAGACGACGGCATCCTGCTCATCATATTGGTCATTGCCATTATCATGTGTGTCATATGACAACCTCGATCATCGACGAGGACGTGCTGCTCACCATGCTCCACGCGCCTGTGACCAAGGAACACATCCAGCAGCTCCAGACCGGCGCCGCCTACACGCTGCTCGACATGTACGATCGCAAGGTGACACGCGAGGAGTATATCATCGGGATGCAGATGGCGCTCGATGCCTACAACTCGCTGGGGAAGCTGTGGGTGCTCGCGGTGATCGAGAACAAGGTCGCCGCCGGCGCGCCGCTTGAACCTCTGCTGGCGGCCAGCTACAAGGCGGTGGAGGAGCTGGGCGCAGAGCAGGCCACCGCGCTGATCGCGTACGTCAAGCGGCTGAAGGAATGCCCAGAAACAGGGGACACGATAAATTGAGCGATCTCGAGGACACAGGGTTTGACGACGTGCTTGCCGGCGGTGCAGTTTGGACCGAGCCCGATACGTCAAACGTGACTGGACCAAATGCCATCACCATCGAACCAGCCCCGGCCGTTCCCCTATCACCACACGTATGCAAATCTTCCAGCGGAGATCGGTGCGATACATGTTTTGGGCCTGTCCCAGCTTCGGACGCCCCCGAAAAAATCCAGGCGCCGCTCACCGCGGAAGCCATTGAGGCTACTAAAATCCTCGTTACGCTCCCGCCGCTCAGCTACGCTGATCTCGCTATTCTGGCACGCGAGGTGGCAATGGATATTAGGGTCCGAAATGAAGTTCTCTCGGGGTTCAATTTAAACGAGACACAGTATGAGTACCTCGAAACGCACAACGAGTTCTACAAGCACGCCCTCAAAACGGCGTGCGTCGAGTGGCATAGTCCGCTCTCCTCACAAGAACGGGTGCGTCTTGTGGCTTCGACCATCCTCGAGGAAACCCTACCCAGGTTGGGAGCTAGGATGCACAATGACCGCGAGCAGCTGCCCGGCGTCGTCGAAGCTGCTAAACTCTTTGCAAAAATGGCCGGTGTGGGTGAGCGAGACACTGGGGCTGCGCCTGCTGGCGAACGTTTCGTTATTAACATTGACCTCGGCGGAAACAAAAAAATTGTCGTTGGAGCAGAAGCGCCAAAGGCGATCGCTGCTGGGATCGATACATCAGGCGCGCAGGGTGGCGTCTGGCCAACACAATTTGAGCTGCCGGAAGTACAACCAGACCCCGAAGGGAAAAGCTAACCAGCACCGGGTTAATCACAGCCTGCAGACTGCCGCGAGGAAGCACAACTATGAGCTCAGCCCCAAGGGCCGGGCTCGCAAGCATCGATATGCAACGTCGCCATTGGGGCGATCGAATAAGAGGAAGTACCAACATGCCATCCGCGCCAACCAAAACCGATCTCGACAAGCTGCATGACGCCGAGAAGATCATCCGCATCCGTCAGCAGGAACTTGCCGATGCCCGCGCCACCATCAAGCGCCTCACCACCAACGAGGACGATGCGCGCACGATCCGGGAGAACATCTACAAGATTGCCGGCTATGACCCGTCGCCTCCCGAGTGGACTTTACGTGAGGGTCGAGCAGGTGCGCGGGGTGTACCAGCTACCATCTGGTCCGATTGGCACTACGGCGAAGTCGTCCGGATGCCGGCCATCAACATCTACGACAAGCGGGTCGCCAAGCGGCGCATTGAACGACTGGTCCAGACCACCGCTGATCTTGCTCTCAACCATATGGGTCGCGCAAAGATCACTTACCCGGGCTGCATCGTCGCTCTGGGCGGCGATATGCTCGGTGGCGACATTCATGAGGAGCTGATGAAGACCAACGACCGCACCACGCAGCAGGCGATCGAGGACTTGATCGACCTGATCAGCGGCGGGCTCGAGACGATGGCTTCAGCTTTCGGTAAGTTGTTCGTGCCATGTGTAGTCGGCAATCACGGCCGCTCCACCAAGAAGATGCAGATGAAGGAGCGCGTGTTCACTTCCCACGAGTGGAACGTCTATTGCGGCGTCGCTCGGCACTTCCGGAGGAGCAAACATGTCCAATTCTGCATTCCGGAAACGGCCGATTGCGCCTTCAATATCTTTGATCATCGATACCTGCTTACTCACGGCGACAGCCTGGGTACGAAGGGTGGCGACGGCATCATTGGCGCGCTCGGACCAATCCTGCGTGGAACACTTAAAACGCATCGAAGCGAAGCGCAAATTGGTCGCGACTTCGATACTCTGCTCATTGGCCATTGGCACCAATACATCACGCTGCCGGGCCTCATTTGCAACAACAGCCTTAAAGGCTACGACGAGTATGCTCACCTCACACTACGCGCGCCTTATTCAAGACCTAGTCAAGCGCTCTGGTTCACCCATCCGGAACACGGAATTACTGCGCATTGGCAAGTCTATCTCGAGGGAAAACTCCAGCCAATGACGACCGCCAAACCATGGTGCTCGTGGCAAGAGTTTACGGATACGCGGAGGGCCGATGCCGACGCATACCTAGGGCGGATGTAATGGGGATCAACTACAAAGCCCCGCACACCTGCGCGCAGTTCATGGCGAGCCAAGCGTTCGGCCGCGTGATCGCTGGGCCCGTTGGGTCCGGCAAGACCACGTCTGCCGTGATCGAAATGCTGCGCCGCTCGATGGAGCAGAAGCCGGGCGCCGATGGGTATAGATACACACGCCACGCTATCGTCCGGCAAACCCTGAAGCAGCTGAAGGACACCGTGCTCAAGGACTGTCAAGCATGGCTTGGCGGCCTCGGGCTGTGGAAGGTGTCGGAGGGAGTGTTCCATGTTCAATTCGGTGACGTTCGCTCTGAGTGGGTCTTTATTCCCCTCGAGAATGCAGAGGATCAGGCTCGCTTACTTTCTATGCAGCTCACAGGCGCGTGGCTCTCGGAGGCAATCGAAATGGACCTTGATGTGCTTGGTCCTTTGTCCGGCCGTCTGGGCCGCTATCCCTCGGGTGCGCAGGGCACTCCGACATGGCACGGCTGGATTGCGGATACTAACTTCCCGACGGAAATGACGCCGTGGCACCAGTATATGGAGAACCCGCCGCCGGACATTCAGATTTTCAAGCAGCCGTCTGGCCTGTCGCCCGATGCCGAGAATTTGAATTGGCTGGTGCAAAACGAAGAGAGTATAAAATTGCCGATCGACCATCCGGTAAGGGTCGCGCAGGGGAGGAAGTACTATGAGCGCTTTGTCGAGCAGTTCGGCGACAACAGCGACTGGGTGCGCCGCTACGTCAAGGCCGAGTACGGAGACGATCCTTCAGGAGCCGCGGTCTTCAAAAACACTTTTCGATCCGACTTTCACATCGTCGATGACACGCTCATCATCCCAAGCTATCCTCTCCTCATTGGCCAAGATTTTGGCCGAAACCCTTGGTCGCTGATATGTCAGATGGATCATTTAGGACGCCTTCTAGTGCACGAAGAGGTGCCCGGGACCAACGTCGGGCTCGAGAAGCACGTCAATCAAAATCTGCGTCCGCGCCTCTACGGAGCAAAATATCTTGGAATGAAGGTAGCGGTCGTTGGCGATCCGAGCGGGATTGCCAAAGGGAGTATTGGGGAGGAGAGCTGTTTCGATGCCCTACTTCGTTTGGGGTTCCCCTGTTTCCCGGCGCCGACGAATGATATCGAGCCGCGGCTGCGCGCGGTGGAAGCGCTCCTGTCCCGCCAGACCAACGGCGGCCCCACTCTCTTGATCTCGCGGGCCGGGTGCCCGTTCCTGTGCCGCGCCATGAGCGGCGGCTATCGCTTCACCAAAATGAAAACCGGCGCGCTCCGGACGGTTCCGGACAAGACCGACAAGGAAGGGTTCTCGCATGTGGCTGATGATCTGCAGTACGTTGCTTCTGTTGTTCACGGTGGCGTCGTCCCAGAGATCACCCGACGACTTCGACCGCGAACCAAGAAAAGACAAGCCATCAGCTCTGCCGGATGGACCTAGTGGAGCGCAGCTCCTCCAGTTTCCGGCCCGGGCAAGGGCGCGAGGCCTTTCGCTTCCAGCATTATCACTCGAGCCTTCAGCCGGGCGATCTTGCGGATACGCCGATTTTGGGCCCAACGTTGTACCGTTGCGCTCTCGGAAATCTGAATTAGGTACCAGATCAGGGCCACGACCGACGCGATCATAGTGGCGATGGTCGGCAACCACCCTACCCAGGTCGCCACCAGTGTCCCTGCCCCGATCGTGTTGCCCAACCACTGACTGAGGCTGTGATCCGCGTTCATTGCGCCGCTCCTTGTTGTTGACCACAACAGGTAGACGCAAGGCCGTTAACGGGTTCTTAGGGGAACCGGGTCAGTTATACTCGAACCGCAGCGCGAGTATAAAAATGTCTGATCTCGGCCAAAATGGCGTCATCCAGTTCACGCCGCCCGCACAGTTGGAGCAGCAGCTTTCTGATCAGGCATCCGCCAAGGCAGCGGCTGCGCAGACTGCCGCGACTGCCGCTCAGCCGCAGTACCCACAGCTCGCCGGCTACGTCAAGTCGCAGTTCGAGATTTTCCGGAACCACCGCAACACCGTAGCAGGCTGGAGCAACCGCATGCTCGCCGCGCTGCGCGCATTCAATGGTCAATACGACCCAACCAAGCTGCAGGAGATCACCAAATGGGGTGGCTCAACTGTCTACGCGCGAGTGATTGCGCAGAAGTGCCGAGCAGCTTCCTCATTGCTGCGCGACATTTACCTGGGCCAAGATATCCCGTGGTCACTGGCGCCGCCGAAGCAGCCCCAGGTGCCGCCGGGCATCGCTCAGGCGATCGACCAGCTGATCCAGCAGGAAGCGCAGCGCGTGCAGCAGACCACAGGCCAGCCGCCGCAGCAGAGCGATCTCGCGGAACGCAAGCGCAATCTGATCGAGCAGGCTGAAGACGCCGCCAAACGCAAGGCTGTCTCGCAAGCGCGCGACGCCGGCGACAAAATTCAAGACATGCTGACGGAGGGGGGCTACTACCACGCGCTCGCGGAGTTCCTTGTCGACCTGCCGATCTTCCCGTTCGCGGTGATCAAAGGCCCGGTTGTCAAGGTAATTCCGACTGTCGTGTGGCCACCGAACGGCGGGCCGCCGCAAGTCAAGCAGCAGCCCAAGCTAACTTGGAACCGCGTGTCGCCATTTGACATCTGGTTCACCCCAGGCGTCGCGGATATCGAAAATGCGAACGTTATCGAAAAGCTGCGGGTTACGCGAAGCGAACTGAATGATCTCCTTGACCTTCCCGGTTACAATCAGAGCGAGATTTTGGCCGTGCTCGACGAGTTCGGCCGTGGGGGGCTCTACGACAACTGGGACACCACTGACGCGGAGCGCAGCGTACTGGAGAGCCGGGAAAACCCAGCTTGGAATAGGTCGGGAATGATCTCGATGATGGAGTTCAACGGCAACATCCAGGGCCGCATGCTCCAAGACTACGGCATGGTCGTACCAGATCAGCTGCGCGATTATCACGTCCAAATCTGGATTATTGGTTCCCACGTCATCAAGTGCCATCTGAGCCCATCTCCGCGTCAGCGTCATCCGTATTTCATCACTTCGTTCGAGAAAGTTCCAGGGACGCCCGTCGGCAACGGGCTGACGGACCTTCTTGCCGACCTGCAAGAAGCTAGTAACGCTACTCTGCGATCGTTGATTAACAACATCTCGATCGCGTCGGGACCTCAAGTTGTCGTGAACGACGACATGCTCGCGCCAGAAGAGAATGGGGAGGACCTTTACCCATGGAAGCGCTGGCACGTCCGCTCGGACCCGATGACGAGCAGCTCGAAACAGCCGATCAGCTTCTTCATGCCGAGCAGCAATGCCCAGCAGCTGATGCAGGTCTACGAACAGATTGTGAGCATTGCGGACGACGTATCGGCGATCCCGAAATATGTCGGTGGGCAGGGTGGTGGTGGTGCGGGCAGGACCGCCTCGGGCCTAGCGATGCTGATGGGCAACGCTTCGAAAATTCTTCAAACCGTCAGTGCAAACATCGATCGCGATGTGATCGAAGGCACGATGTTGCAGCTGTTCGATTTGCTTATGCTGACCGATACGAGCGGCCTGCTGACTGGCGAAGAACGTGTAACGGTGCAGGGTGTGAACGTCGCGATCCAGCGCGAGACGCTGCGCCAGCGCCAGATCGAGTTCTTGACGGCGACGAACAACCCGACCGACCAGAAGATCATGGGGATCAAGGGCCGTGCCGTTGTGCTCCGCTCCGTGTCCACAACGATTGGTATGCCGGGTGAAGAGATCGTCCCGTCGCAAGACGAGATCGACAAAATGGCCCAGGACGAGAAGCAGCAGGCCCAGAACGGCGGCGGCGAGATCGACGCGGCAGTTCAGAAGGCGGTTGTCAAGGGCGTCGAAGCGGGCGTCCAGCGCATCACCACCGAGCTGACCGCCGGCCGGCTGGCGATGACCGAAGGCATGAGCGAAGGACCGCCGGCGCACGTCGGCACCCCGGGCACCGGGCCGACCCAGAACGCCACGAACAACCCGGGCATGGACCTGGGCCAGCAGCCGCACCCCAACGACGGTACACAGCAGCGCGCGGCGCAGGCACAGGGCAATCAGCCCAGCCAGCTGTCGCAATCGATGGGTCCGCAGACGCATTTGACCGGAAGTCAACCCGGTAAAGGCGCGATGCCCGTGACCGGGGGCGTAGGCTAATGGCCGGGACCCTCAAAACAGTGATCGTGCTCGCGGGTCCGACCGGACCTACAGGAACCATGAAGGGTGTTAACATCTGGACTGGCATGAGCGGACTTTCTGGCGGACATGCGACGTGGCTTCAATACACCGGAGGCAAAGGGCCGAGCGGTATACTCGAGCGCGTCTATCCGCTGGCGGCAGACGGCGCCGGTTTTACCGGCGCCCACAAGACTGTGTTCATTTCGGGCTACGTCGGCCCGACCGGCTCTTAAGGACATTTTAACGGACCTAAGACACTCTCATGAGCATGTTCACCGATTTTGGTGAGGCCAGTATAAAACTGACAGGGGACTATCATGGTTGGGACCATTCTTTCGAGCCGAAACTACGATCGCAATATGCTTGGCAACGTCCTCGGACAAGTCGTAGCAGTCATCAACAACGGCTCCGTTGGAGGTCCGACTGGGGCCACCGGCCCGACCGGCGCCGCGGGGTCGACCACTGGCTCCACGGGCAACACCGGTAACACCGGGCCGAGCGGCCTCGCATCCGGCCCGACTGGTAACACCGGCCCGACTGGGCAGGCTGGCACCGGCCTCACTGGCCCGACTGGCCCCACAGGTAACACCGGCAACACCGGAACGACTGGCCCGACGGGCTTCAGCCCGGCGACTGGCCCGACTGGCCCGACTGGCGCCGCGTTCACTGGCCCCTCTGCAGCTCCGACTGGCCCGACCGGCGCCAACGGCTTCACTGGCCCGACCGGCGTGCAAGGCCCGTCCGGTGTCGCTGGACCGACCGGTGCGACCGGGCCGACCGGGCCGACAGGTACCGTTGTCGTGACCTTCATCCCGCCCACTGCCGATCCGCACGTTCTCCACGCGGTTTGGAACAACGCGGGTGTCCTCACTGTTTCGGCCGGCTAATAGGAGGCTGAAATGGCTGTAGTTATTCCCGCATCACCGCGAACCCCGATCATTCAAAATCGGGTGTTCGGCGTCGAGATCGCACCCGCTCCCCC